TAAAGTCTTTGCGTTTTTCCACCCACTGAGTGCGTTCATCTCGTGTACCTTTTACTCCCCACAGGTTAGCACCGTGTACCAGTACAGCTTCCAAGTCCTCTTCATCGACAACTTGCTGACCGTTCTTAAAGTCTAACAAACTCTTCGCTAAGTCACTGGCTTGTGGATGTAAGTAGTAGGGAATAGCGTACACTCGACCTCTGTAATCACATCGATATGGAAAGTACATCTCATCCCACTTACTATATATCTTAGCTAAATGTAGAATACGACAGGTTTGATACCGCTTACTGCTGTTGCTTTCGTTAGCAGTCTTAATATCTTTTTGTTTTAACTTCCAAGCTCGTAACTCGTGTGGACATTCTCCAACGTACCTCGGTTGTTCTGGTATTGTACCAAAGTTAGGGATGTTTCCAACGACACGCTCATCCTCCCAACACTTTAACAAGACATCTAACATATCCGTATTGATCTGCCACGGTACTTTCTGTAAGTTATTAACTGCTCGCATAGCGTGTCCGTAGCTCTTCTCATAGTCCTTGAACCAATCAACTGGTTTACCTGTGATGAACTTTTGTGGAGGCATATGTTTAACACTGTACCCACCACCTAATAATCCGTACCAATCAACAGGACGGTCAGGTAACGCCATCTTAAAGACACGAGTCGTCTCCTTCCACGCATCAAATCGTTGTATCCAATCTGTAAAGTCAGCAGTTGGCATGACGATTCGTTCAGGTTTGAAACTCTTTTGTCCACCGGTATTGAATCCAATCTGAAAAAGTCCAGTCTCTATGCGTATCTCCTCCAATAACCACGCTCCGAGTGCGGTCTTACACTTACTATCCCATAGCGTGAACCTGTCCTCTTCGTAGTCGTAGAATTGTTTAAGCTTCATTGCTTTACTCCTGTCATCCAACGCCAACAGATCAAGCTTGTTAGGGTGCATAGTCTCTAATGCTTTTTCCCATCGTGCTTGGTTCTCAAATGCTTTCCCGATCTTATACGCCATTCTGCTGACAGGTAAGTTTTGTTGTAAGTTGTCCAGGAATGTTTGCAAGGCAGAACTTGCTACCTGATACGGACACATATCTAATATGAAGGTAAGAAAAAGCGGTGTTGTGTGGTTGGTACTGCCTCCAAAAATGTGCATGAAATCCTCTACCTTTTTACCTAACCTTGGAGCCATGACTTTAAGCATTCTTTTTGAAGCTTCAGTCTTACTTGATTCGCCCTCTGCCCGTAGCTTTGCTTGTCGGTTACGATATTGTGTCCGTCCCCACTCACGCATCCTCCAAGTGTGTCCTTTTTCAGTACTCATTTCTGATCTAAATTATTGAACCAAACTCGGGGTAGGTAACGCTTCTTAGATGTGCGATGAGCAATTAACTTGCCGTCCTCGTCTCGGACATAACGCCCGAACTTGTCACGCTTAAAGCCTGTTATTTGATTGTTGCTAAAGAACCAATCGAAGCCCTCCCTGATCGCTTTATGATCGAGTCCAGTCCAATCAAAGGGTAGGTCAGTTATTTCCTCGTTGATATCGTTCACGAATTTCCTCGGTTAATATGTCAGCTTCTGCTTCCCAAAACAGGTTACTATTCTCTTGGGTCTTCGATTTTGTAGTAGCGTATGTACTCCTCAATATCCTCTTCGGTTTTAAGTACGCTAATGTTCTCCAAATGATGCTCTCTTTCTTCTTCCAGTTCATAATCTTTGTCGTATGGGTTGTTGCTGTTCAGCCAATTGTCGTAGTTTACTCCGTTCATAAGGTTACGGTTTTGTAGTTGTTCATTAAGATTGTCAACAAAACATACCACGGAATCTTATCACCCTTTGCACAGTTATCTGACTCCCATAATGGCTGAAGATTCTGCCAGTTAAAACATACCTTTTGATGGCTCGGTTTGGTCAGGTCAAAGAATGCACACGGAATAATGTGATCGATATGCCACTTTCCATAATTATCCCAAGACATACCCTCAGTGAACTGAGCTTCAAGGTGATTACAACACTGTTCAATAGTACATCCTAACATCTTTGCTGTTGATTCGCTTTTAAAGCCTGGTCTGACCCTACGCATGTGACCTCTCAAACTTTTGCAAACTACTTTCTCAGGTATCGTGAGAGCCTTTTCGTACACTCTTTTCCTAGCTGATAAACCCTGCGGGCTGTTTTGGTATTTTTTTTGACTTTCTTTATATGCTAAACCGCGATGGTATCTAGCTGACGCTATCTTTCCTTTAATGGATTGCTTGTATTTCTTTCGACTAGCTTTATGAGCATCAGTATGTTTCGTCTTTTGATAATAATCAGATCTTTTTTTCTTAGCTTGATCGGATTGGAAGTATATATTTTTCTGTTCTGTAAAACCTTTAAAACTATCTTCGTCAGCCCAATGCTCACCATCTGGATATAATTTTTTAAAAAACAAACCTTTAATAATAGGATGTTTATCTCCAGTTTTAAAAGTACCTCTAGGTTCTTCTGTTTGTACTTCTTTTTGTTTAATCCTTCCTCTTTTATCTCTCGGTATCATCATACCTCCTCCAGTTTTTCAAGGTGTTCTTTATAGAGTTGCAAGGACAGGTAAAGGTCTAAAAACCTACCACTTAACTCTCGGTTCATATCGTTATTAAACATATGGAACATCAGTTCCTCGGTCATGTCGATAGGGTCAAGTAATATTTCTCGGTTATTCATAGGTAATTTAATCTCGGTACATCCAAGCGGTAAATAGAATCGCTACTACCGCAAAATAGATCAATCATCGTCATCTTTTAATAGTCGGTTGATTTAATTACTTTGCAGATGTTGCAAGAGTAACAATTATCATTAATGCTTTCATTGTCGTATGCTTCCTGTGCTTCTGCTAGTGTTTCGTAAGTAATGTAACGATCTTGTAAGTTACCTTTTATATCTTTGAACATATAAGCTAGGATGTAAGTAATAGTAGGATTATTTTTCATTAGTAGTAGTAGTTCTATTTAGTAGTTCTTGTTGTAGCTCCACGAGCCTATCACGGACACTTAAATTATGGGGCATCCGATGTTTAAGCTTTAGGTAATATTGGATTAAATGTTCCAAGCTCGGTTCGTCAAGCGTGGATAAGTCGGATGGATTAGTTTTTGTCATTTTTATCGGTTAAAATCATGTTCGTCACAGGTTGTACCCTCTCGTTCCATGCCGAGCAAGCTTTTATCGCAAACATCGCAAGTCTTAGTCGCTTTGCTCATCAATAGCTCTTTAGATTCACGGACAGGTAAGTTTCGGTTAAGCATTTTGATAACACCTTTACACTGCTCCATAAAGTGCTCCTTTGATTCAGCCGTTCCTTGATACTCCGGATGATCTCGGCAACTCCATAAAAGCTGAGGACAGGTAAGGTAACGCTCATTGTCTATTCTGTAGAAGAAAGCAATCTTTCGCCCGTTATGGTCGGTTAAATATATCGTTACGCTCATTCTTGAATGTCCTCTGTTACGTCTCCGTTTTCATCATCTACACGCCATCGCTTTACGATAGCCTCGCCATCGATGGAATCGTCAAAGTAATAAACATAATTGCCGATTGTGACGTATAAAGAGTTGTCGCTAGGTTGTTGTATTTTCATGTCGCTACGCTCCAACGCATTCTCTCTCTACGCTCGCAGAATGCTTTTGCTCATACGATTGTAAACTTTTCATAGCTTGTTCCATCTTGTAAATCAGATCATCAATTAAATCATCTTGGTCATCATAACAATCTGAAATCTCATTCTTTCTCAGGTCATGCAAGTCACAATAAATGTCCATTAGTTTTAGTATTTCTTCTTTCATTTGGTCAGGTAAGGTTTGTCGGTTAGTTTGAAGGCAATCTTTTACCCTTAACAATTTCAATCACGTCCATATAAAGCGGATTGTATCCTATGTCATTAAGCATCTCTTGTTCTGTCTTCCAAGCGTCTAGGCAGTTGAAAGTGTAGAAATGATGTATACATTCTTTTTGATTGTTTTTCCAATAGCGTTTGCGTTCATCAGCATCTCCTTTACAAGGCAAGTCCCAATCATCTAAATGGTGACCATCCTCTTGTAGCACTCGGTCAATTATTTGGTTAAATATATATTCGTATTTTAGTTTTCGTATTTTCATGTGAACAGGTAAGGTTTAGAGGTTAGTAAGATAAACCTTTATGCTCTAATATATCTCGCAAGCGAATAAGTACTTTGCCAAACTCTAAAACATCCTTGCTTGTGATGAATTGCTCAAAAGCAAAGTGCCGTAGCGACTGATAACAAAAGCAATCTTCATTTGCACCGCCCATACTTGGTTTAAATTGCCATTCACTCGGTACTCCTTCATCTGTTTCAAAGGTTAGGTAGTCACAGATTGCAAATAGCCATTGCATACAATTTCCCCACGCATCTCCGTCATTAGTAGCTTTAAATTCGTGTTTAAGTGTTTCATTCATTTTCATAAGTATTGATTTATTGATTTTGGTTATATTAGTGGTGATTAAGATTTATAGTCTTTAGCTATGTAATCCCCTTCTCTTAAATATTCTTCAAACTCTACGTTAAATTCGTTTAACCATTTAGGGAAATCTTCTGTGATCTCACCCATAATAGCCCAAGGATCGCCCGTGAAATTGTTAACATCAACATCGTAATACATTTTAATTTGATCTACCAACTTCATGTCTTTGGTGAACTCTTTATATGTCGGTAAATGATCGATAATTCCTTGTTTTATGAATAATTGTTTCATGTGTGATTTTATGTTAATTCGTTTCATATGTTGCTTTAAACTTCAAAATCTTCCAATAATCTTTCATGAAATAAATCGGGAAAGTCACAAGATTCAGAAGTGAAGCCGCAATGTGGACATTCGATGTTGTCGCAGTTGTCCATGCCATGAAGTAAGACATGCCCACAATCTCCGCACGTTACAATGTTGATTCCAAGCTTAATGACGATTTTTTCAGCCATTAGAACTTGTTCATCCCATCTTTCTTTTTTTATTTTTGCATTCATAAGTATAAGTATTAATTAGGTGTTAGTTGCTTGCACAAATGGCGAGCAATAGAAAGAGCCAAAAGCTACCGAATATTACATTGTAGATGAAGAACTCAGTTAAGAGGTTTAATAGTTTTTGTTTCATGGTCTTTGATCTATTTGATTAAGATTGTTTAATGTGTTCTATAATT